GGGGGGGGGGTGGGGGGGGGCGGCGGTCGCGAACAATCTCTTTACGGTGTCGACGGGGACGACGGCGTATTCCTACGGGACGCTCCAGAGTCGGCGGCGGTTGCGGTATCGGCCGGGGCAGGGGGTCGTCGGGCGGTTTACGGCGGTCTGGTCGGCCCCGGTGGCGGCGTCGATTGTGGTCGCGGGGTATGGGACGTCCGAGTCGGGGATTTATTTCGGTTACAACGGGACGAGCTTCGGGTTGTTGCATGTCACGGGGGGGGTGCGGGAGATCCACACGCTCACGGTGACGACGGCGTCCACGGCGACGAATGAGTACGTGGTGACGCTGCCGGACACGTCCACGGTGACGGTGACGGCGACCAATAACGGCAGCACGACGCGCACCGCGTACGAGATCAGTCTGGGGACGTTTCCGGGCTGGACGGCGTCAGCGGTGGGGGCGACGGTGGTGTTCCTGGCCTCGGATGCGGGGCCGAAAAGTGGCACGTTCAGCCTCGCGCAAACGGGGGCGGGCGTCCCGGCGGCGGGGGCGGACGTGGAAACCGTCGCGGGCGTGGCCTCGACGGATACCTGGGTGCCGCAGTCGGACTGGAATGGCGACCGGTGCGATGGCACGGATACGACGCGCTTTCAGTTGGACCCGTCCAAAGGGAACGTGTTTCAGATCGGCGTGCAGTATCTGGGCTTTGGCACGGTGACGTGTCAGGTGGAGGTGCCGGACGAGGGCGGGAACAATGCCGACTTCGTCACCTGCCACACGTTCAATTTCCCGAATAGCCGGACGGGGGTCACGTTCACCCAGCCGTCGTTTCCGTTCACGATGACGGCCTATTCGGCGGGGTCGACGACGAATGTCGCGGTCTCGGTCGCCAGTTTCGCGGGCTTCATTGAAGGGGAGATCCGGCTGGTGGGGCCGCGGGGCTCGTTTCAGCGGGAAACCAATGGGTTGGTCGGCTCCACGGCCAGCACCTACTATCCGCTGTTCTCGATCAGGAACGGGTTGACCGTGGCGGCGCGGCCCAATCAGGCCGTCGTGCGCGTGTTGTCGCTCTCCGCTTCGCATGATGACGCGACGCCGGTCGCGTTCGCGCTCCTCCGGAATCCCACACTGGTGGGGCCGGTCAATTTCTCGGCGTTTTCCACCAACAGCGTCACCGAGTGGGATCAGGGCGCGACGACGTGCACGGTCGCGTCCAATGAGCAGATCGAGACGACGCTCATGCTGGGGCAGAGTGGGGGCGGCAACTTCCCCCTGAGCGATGCCGAATTGCTGCTCCAGCCGGGCGAGGTGTTGACGCTCGCTGCGCGGGCCGTCACCGGCACCGCGACCTACGTGCTGGGCTCCGTGCAGGTCCGGGAGGACCAATAGCCTGGCGAGTCCCTACGCGTTCACCATCGGCTCAGGAGATCACTCTGAGGTCTTCTTCGATCCGCATCCGGGGACGCAGCTCGCGACGGTCCAGCGGATTGCCCGTCGGGTGCGGACGGGGGAGGGGCCGAGCAAGTTTTTTCTGCGGGGGAATCGCGGCGGGGGCAAGAGCTTCCTGATCCGGCGCGGGGTGTTGCACGCGCTCGCGATGGCGATACCTGGGCTGAGTTACGTCGTGGTCCGGCGGAACATGCCGGACTTGCGGTTGAACCACCTGCGCTATCTCCGGGGGGAGATGCGGACGCTGTGGGGCGGGGTCGATACCGGGTGGAATGACAACCAGGGCACGGCGACGTATCCCAACGGGTCGGTCGGGTTCTACCGGCAGTGCGAGGACGAGAACGACGTCGACAAGATCGTCGGCGCGGAGGCGGCGATCCTGTTTGTCGATGAAGCCCCGCAGATCAAGTGGGAGCATTTGCGGACGCTGGCCCCGTCGCTCCGTGTAGCGAAGCGGGCGGACGGGACGCAGCCCTACTTCATCTGTGAGATCTACGGCGGAAACCCCATCGGGGAGTCGATCGAGGAGCTGGACAAGTACTTCGTCGACCAGACGGTCGATCCCCTCGAAGATCCCGCCTACGACCCGGCGGACTGGTGCCATATTCCGGTCCACCGGACGGATAACCCCTCACTGGACGAGGCGGAATACCTCAAGCAGTTTGCGGGGGTGCCGGCGCACTTCCGGGCGGCGTGGATCGACGGCGTGCGGATGGATGCCCGCACGCTGTTCACGGTCCATCCGAAGAAAGACGGCCAGCCCTACCACTACATCCCCGAGTTACCCAAGATCGGCGGCGTCCCGCTGTTGCAGGTGCCGTGGATTCAGGTCTATCGGGCCTTTGACATGGGCTTCTACCCTGATCCGGCGGTCTGTGTCTGGTTGGCGGTGGTGGGGAAGCGGATTATCGCGTTCCACGAGGAAACGTGGTTCCAGACGATCGCCCCGGACCTGTCCAAACAGATCCAGGCGGTGACGCGGGAACTCGTCGGGGACACCCCGGTCGTGATGACCTACGCCGACCCGGTGATCGACACGAAAACCGGCGACGTCGTGACGGTCAAAGACCATTTGGAGAGGGGCGGGGTGCCGATTGAGTGCTCGATCAACGACCGGGTGCTCTACGCGGACGCGATTCATACGCTCTTGGGGGAAGAAGTCGAGCCCGGCGTGCCCCGGTTCCAGATCTACGAGCCCGGCTGTCCGATGCTGGCGAAGTACCTCCCCAAAATGCGGTGGGACGACAAGAATCCTCGGAAGATGGCCGACCACAAGTTCGATCACTGGATCGTGGCGCTGGCCTATTTCGCGATTTCGTCCGGGATGTTGAGTGTGACGGCCGCCCCGCAGTCGCGGAGCGAGCCGGAGTGGATGTCGTGGATGCGGGAAGGCCAATCGGCCTCCCGGTTGCGCTACAGGAGACGGTAAATGTCCGAGATGCCCGAATCGACCCCCGCTGCTGACGCAGCCGCCCCGACGCCCACCGCCGAGATCGCCAGTCAGGCATTCGATGCCTTCGAGTCCGGCACCGACCCCGGCGATGAGAACCCGGCCCCCGTGGAGACGGCCCCGGCCGAGCCGCCCGCCCCCGTCGTCGACACCCCTACCGCGAACCCGGAGGACACGGAGATCGAAGCCCTGCTCGCGGAGTTTGGCTTCAAGGACGCCCGCAAGCCGGACGGCCGCGAGCACTACATCCCCCGCTCCAAGGTGCTGAAGATGATCGGCTCCGGCCTCAAGCGCGGGCAGGAGAAGTGGACGACGGAACGCGGGGTGCTGGAACAGCAGGCCGCGGAACTCCGCTCGGCGGTGGAGCAGATTGCCAGCGGCATCCATGGGGAGCCAGAGGCGCTTCTGGCCGAGCTGGCGACCCTCAACCCGGCGTTTCAGCGGTTTCTCCAGACGGGACAGGCCCCGCAGGCCCCGCCCTCGGCCGAGGCGCGGCCGGAGCCTGACCTCGACCTCGGGAACGGGCAGCGCACCTACTCCCCGGAGGGGCTGGAAAAGCTGCTCCAGTGGCAGGTCCGGCACGCCCTCGATCAGCGGCTCACCCCCATCGAGCGCCAGGTCAAGGAGCGGGAACGCGCCCAGCAGGAACAGGCGCAATACGCCGCCATTCAGACCACCATCCAGAAGGCGACGGAATGGCCGGGGTTCGGGCCGCTTGCGGAGGATGGGAGCCTGACCCCGTTCCAGCAGGCCGTGCTCGACAAGCTCCGCGAGGACTCCCAGCAGGCCGCCCGTGAACGCCGCCGGCCGTCCATGAGCTTCCGACAGGCCTATCTCGAGGTCTACGCCGAGAAGATGACGGCGGACAGCGGCCGGATGCGGGAAACCGTGCTCCGGGAAGTTGCACAGGCCCCCAAAGCCCCGGCCTTGAGCCGGTCGGCCGGGGAAGCCCCGAAAGTCACCGGCCCGAGGACGACCGCCGACGCGGCCGCGCGGGCGCTGTCCCGGCTGGAACGCGGAGCCTAGCGTCAAACCGTTGACGATTTGGCTTGACATGTCAAATCGTTGACGGTAGTCTCTTCACACCAGACGCGCCTAGCGTCTAGCACCATAGGGGCCTGCCCCCCTCACCGGCAGATTGGCAAACCCATCGAGCCTCACGCGATGGACCAAACCTTTCTGTCTGAGGAGGCCCTATGGCCGTACCGTTCTCTCAGCTCGTGGCGGCGACGTATGACGACGTCGTTACCGAGCGCAACAAGGCTGCCGACCAGTGGTCGGATAGCTCGTTCCTGAAGGGGCTGGAACGCCTCGGCGGCGTCAAGAAGGTGTTGGGCGGCGCGACCCTCCAGGTCACGCTCGACTACCAGGCCAATTCGGCGGCGGACTTCCTCGCCACCGACTCCACCGGCACCAGCACCGGCAAGACGGAAATCCTGACGGCCGCGTCCTACAGCTTCATTCCGCTGGTGGTCCCGGTCAACTGGAGCTTCTTCGACGAAGCCGTCAACTCCGAGAAGAACCAGAAGGTCGACCTCGTGTCGGCCATCGTCGACAACGCGCTCGCCTCGCACGACGACGCGATTGAGGACGCCCTGTTCGCCTCCACGGGCGGCACGGACGGCTTCAACACGCTCGTTGACCTCTACACCGAGGACGGCACGGGCACGGTCGGCACCATCGTCTCCGGCACGGAGACGTGGTGGAAGAACCAGTTCAAGGACTGGGGCACCGACACGGGCGCGACGCTGCTCGCGGACTACACGACCCTCTACAACTCGTGCGCGAAGGGTTCGAGCGGCAAGAAGCCCAACGTGATCGTCGGGTCGGCCACGATGCAGGCCAACTACGAGGCGGCGCTGACGGCCAACCAGCGGTACATGAACACGAACTCCGCGAGCGGTGGCTTCACGGAGATCATGTTCAAGACCATCCCCTACCTGTTCTCGGCGTCCTACACGTCGGACAGCGCGTGGATGTTCAACACGGCCGACACGCAGCTCTACGTCGTGATGTCCGCGTGGCGTCAGCGCCGGAAGGTGCAGGACCACGTGAACGCCGCGATGTCCAACATGAAGATCTTCTCGGTGTGCCAGCTCGCGACCCGGAACCGGTCGCGGGGCGGCGTGCTGTTCACCTAAGGAGGACAACATGCCTGCCTATTGCGTAGACGCTTCTCCGGCGGTCGGAGCCCCCGGCGAAGTCCACGACACCCAGAAGAACCCCCTCGGCGCGGTGCGCCTGTTCTCGGATGGGAACCACTACATCTACCTTAAGGGCGTGACGTCCTGCGCGGACGGCCTGGTGGTGGTGTTCCAGCCGGGGATCTGGACGGCCGTGCTCGCGGCGACCGGCGTCAAGGGCAGCGTGGCGATTGCCACGGCGGCCGTCGATGCCGCCACCGAGTACGGGTGGTTCACCTACATCGGGTCGGACACCATCACGGTGCGGTCGGCCACGACGTCCAACACAGCGCTGTTCATCGGCGGCGTGTCGGGCTACGTGTCGTCCACGGCCGTGAAGGGCGACCAGATCCTGAACATGATGATCCGCAACGCGGCGGGTGCCGACGGTGGCTCCGCACAGGTGCAGATCGATCGCGCCTTCGTCGGCCACTCGAACGAATCGGCCGGCTAACACGGGTTCGGCGGCTGGGAGGCATACTCTCAGCCGCCGCCGTTCCTCACGGGAGGCGTGTGAAAGCAGTCATCCTCGGTGGGTATCGTCACACGGTCGAAAGTCCTCGCTTCCACTTCCCGGACGCGGAGCTGTGGCTCCAGTCTACGAGTGCGCGGGCGTGGGACTGGATGCTGTATGACTGGTCCCGCTGGTTCGACATTCACGCGATCGAGCCGAACTCGTTTTATCCGGGCATCCGGGCCATGCGGCCGGATGTGCTGGCGTGGTACCACAAACAGGGCAGCGAGCGGCCGATCTACTTCACCGAGCGGCACCCGTCGATCCTCGCCAGTCGCGCGTATCCGATTGACGCCGTGACGGACGCCTTCGGGGCGGGTTATTTCGGCTGTCAGTTGGACTACATGGCGGCGCTGGCCCTCCTGGAAGGCTTTGACCGCTGGATTCTCTACGGCGTCGGCCAGCCGTATTGCCGGGATCGCACGGGCGAGGCGGCGCAGAAGTGGTGGAAGCACCACGGGACGTTCCTCTACTGGCTCCGGCTGGCGAATGCGCGCGGCGTCGAAATCATCTTCGATACGCGCGAGTCGAATCTCATCACGCCGGAGATGTTGCTGGACCCGGTGACGCATCCGACCCCGCCCCCGTTGTCGCATCGCTACGGCTACGACATGGGCGTGGAGCGGGAGCGGATGCCCGAGGCGATGGCGGAATGCGCGTAACGACCTATCCGCCGGACTTCACGCACCCGCACCAGAAGTGGGTAACGGCGCAGGTCGCGGCGATTGCCATCGCGGAGCGGTCGGCCGGGCATGGGGTCGTGGTGCAGGCCGGGGGCTGTGCGGGGCTGTGGCCGCTGGCGCTGTCCCTCTACTTCGCGCGGGTCTACACGTTCGAACCGGAGCCAGCCAACGTCGCGGCGCTCCAGACCAACGTGGCGGACTGGCCGGCGATCACAGTGACGGCGGCGGCGCTCGGATCGGTGCCGGGGCGGGTCGGGCTGACTCGTCCGAAGGCGCAGGCGGGCCTCTGGCGCGTCGAGGGGGCGGGCGACATCCCGCAGGTCCGCCTCGATGACGTCATCGCGGACCCCGTGGATGCGCTAGTGCTGGACGTGGAAGGCGCGGAAGTCGACGTGTGGCGCGGGGCGGAGCGGCTGATTACGACGTCCCGCCCGCTGTTGTGGTTCGAGTATGTGCAGCACACCGACGCGATCACGGACTGGCTCACCGCACACGGCTACACCCGCCCGGTGCCCGGCATCGGCGGCGACGGATACAGCGTCCACGCCTCGCGTGTGACGCACTAAGGAGCAGACAGACATGGCCCGACAGGCGACCGAGACGACCACCGACGACCGCATTGCCGCCGTCCTGGAGCAGTTGGCGGCGAACGCCCCCGCACCCGAGATCGGCTTCGGCCATCCCAAGTATCAGGAGCGGCTGCGCGAGGAGGGCGTCTTTGCGGACTTCCCGGTGCCGGTCTACCAGAACGGCAAGAAGGCGCAGGCGCGGGGCCTTCAGCCTGAGACGATCTCTCGGGTTGCGGAGTTGAAGCCGGGGCGGTATCTCGGCGGCAAGGTGGAAGTCGCACGCGACGCGAAGAACAGCGTGCATCTGCTCTACAAGACGGGCACGCCGGACGACCGGATGCGGTTCTACGCGCTCGCGCCGGACTTCGACACGCTCATCGGGAAAATCTGGGCGGAACAGACCACGCACTAGCGCGGTCGGACAATCTGTCCCGACTCCGGGGTTAGGGGGCCGTCTCGGCAGGTGCCGGGTCGGCCCCGTTGTGTTTCTGAGGACGTGAAGGCGGACGACACCAGATGAGCGAGCAGACGCCGTGGGCCGCGTGGCAGCATCGCATCGCGGCAGCCAAGAAGCGCCGCGACGACCGCGTGTCGGAGTGGCAGGAGAACGTCGATCTCCGCAAGGGGTCGATCAGTAAGACGCGCGACGCCGCCGACCGGATCGCCATTCGGGAAAGCCGGGGCATCTCGGTCAATCAGGACTGGCCGCTCACCAAAGCCAAGATCGCGCAGCTCTACTCCCAGACGCCGGAAGTCCGCCTCACGCCACGGGATGAGCGGTTTGCCGAGGCCGTGCAGGTCTTTGGCCGCGAACTGAACGACGTGGTCGGGCAGGCCGCCATCGGGGCCACCATCGAGGAATGCCTCGCGGACGTCATCAACGCCTCGGGCATCGCGGGCGTGCTGGTGTCGTGCGAGATCAAGACGGAAAAGCGCCAGGTGCCGGAAGTCGACCCGGCGACGCTCAGCCCGCAGGAGCAGGCGCTGCTCATGCAGGGGGCCATCGAGATCCCGATGGTGGAGGTCGACGCCCCCACCGACGTCCGGTATCTCGCGCAGCGCATCTCCCCGGCGGACCTGCTGATCCCGGACGACTTCACCGGCAGCACCTACGACCAGGCGCGGTGGCTGGGCGAAGAAGGCCGGATGACGTGGGCGCAGGCCGTGTCGAATCTCGGCCTGACCGACGACGTTAAGGAGAAGGTGCTCCAGACGGATCGTCGGGCCAGCGGGACGACGCACAGCCTGAACTCGGACTCCCTCGCGTTCAAAGACACCGACGTCGTCAACTACACGCAGGTGTTCTACTGGCGGCACTACTACCACCCCGAGGAAACCAGCTTCTCGGCGCTCCAGCGTGTGGTGTTTGTCGACGGCCTCGAGGAGCCGGTCATCAACGAGCCGTATCGGGCGCAGGCGCGGCTCGAGGACGGCCGGCTGATCGGTGTCGTGAAGAATCCGATTCGGATTCTCACGCTCACCTACATCAGCGACGACGCGCTGCCGCCGTCCGATTCGTCGGTCGGCCGGTTCCAGGTGGAGGAGCTGGAAGCCTCGCGCGATGCGATGGTCCAGCAGCGGAAGCACTCGACGCCGATCCGGTGGTTCGACACGAACCGCGTCGGGCCGAACACCCGCAACCAGCTCGAAAAGGGCGATTTTCAGGGCTTCATCGGCATCAACGGTGCGGGAGAACGCGCCATCGGTGAAGTGGCCCGTGCGTCCTACCCGGCCGAGCGGTTCGAGTTTGACCGCGTCATCAAGGGCGACCTCACCGAGATCTGGCAGGTCGGCACGAACCAGGCCGGGGCCTTTGCGGCGGGCGAGCGCAGCGCCCGAGAGGCCGGGATCATCGAGCGGAACTTCCAGCGCCGCGTGGGGCAGGAGCAGGACAAGGTCAGCCGCTTCTTCCTCGGCATCGTGGAAGTGCTGGCCGGGCATCTGGCGCTCTATGGCCGGTTCCCGCTGCCGGACGCGCTCGGGCCGCTGCGGCAGGAACTCGGCAACGCCTTCACCTACAACACGCGCGTCGATGCGACGGTGCGCCTCGAGGCCGATGAGCAGATCGAGCGGCTGACGAAGGGCCTGAACCTGACCGCCCAGAGTGGGCACGTCAACATCAAGCCGGTCGTCGCGAAGATCTGGGAACTGCTCGGGGAAGATCCGGCGCAGGTCGTCATCGATCCCCAGCCGAAGCCGCCGGAGCCGGTGAAGCTGTCGATCTCGAGCGCCCTCGATCTCCACGACCCCGTGGTGATGGCGACGCTGATGCGGACGCAGCAGGCCCCGACGCCGGAGGACGTGCAGGCCGCCCAGAAGCTCATGCAGGCGCTGGAGCTGCTCGGGGTCAACCTGACGCTGCCGACGCCGGAGCCGGTGCCCGGTCAGCCGTCCGACCCGCAGACACCCGGCATCGCTAACCCGAACTGGGACTCGGCCCCGCGCATCGAGCGCAGACAGGCCGACGGAGGCGCGTAATGGTCTGCGAGCGGTGCTATCAGCCACTCACACACGGGGAGCACGGCGTGTTCCTGTGCCCGCTGGAACCGCGCCCGGTCCACTACGTCGTGCGGCCGGACGACATCCCCGGCGGGCTGACCATCGAGCACGGCCTCTGCCACGAGGACGGGACGCCGCGCACCTACTACTCGCGATCGGAAATCCGGCAGGAATGCCTCAAGCGCGGGCTGACGCCGTGGACGGACGTCTACAGCGAGGACCGCACGAAGGACGCGCGGGTGCGGGCGGACTGGCAGCGCAGCGGCGAGGCGCAGCGGGCGAAACGGCTCCGCGATGAAGCGCGGCGGGATGGGGTGCGTCTGTGACATTCACGGAGCTGGCGTGGGCGGCTGGGTTATTCGAGGGCGAGGGCAACGTCGGGTGTTTTGCTGACGGTAAGACACGGCGCAGGCTCAGGTGTCAGCTTGTGTCAACAGACGAAGACGTGGTGCGCAGATTCGCGCGCGTTATCGGCGTTGGGGCGGTGTACGGGCCTAGGCACTCCGGGAAAGCAAACCATAAGCCGTATTGGACGTGGACGACCACGACCTTTGAAGCCGGCCAAGCCGTCATTGCGATGCTGTGGAGATGGTTAGGCCTGAGGCGCAAAGCGGCTGCCAGCGCTGCGTTGAGAACGTACAGGCGCACGGAAGTGGAGGCGCGTAGGCGCTTCACGCTGGCCCGTAGATGCACGCCGAGAGAGTTGTCCGAAATGCGGTCGTTGCACGGCGCGGGCGTGACTCAGGTGGACATCGCGCGACGGTTCAACCGTTCAAGTGCGTCAGTGAGTCGGTTGCTCTCTGGATCGCGGAAAGTAAGAGGGTAGGGCCATCACATTTACAGAGCTGAAGACCGTCGTTAAGGACTACCTGTCCCTCACCAGCACTGAGGCGGATACCCGTGTCGGCAAGTCGGTCAATCGGCACTACCGGCGGGTCACGTCCCTGCTCGGGCTGAACGCGGCGCGGTTCGTGACGCGCAGTACCACGACGACGGAGGGCGTGTCGACGGTCACGTTCACCGAGATCGAAAAGATTGACCGGATCATTGACGCCACGACGTCGACGGCGATCCGGCTGCTGACGGAAACCTCGATCCACGAACTGCGCGGGACGCAGCCGGGCACGGGTCAGCCGTCGAAGTGGGCGCTCCAGAACACCGACGCCGACAGCGTGACGGTGCGCCTCGATGTCGTCCCGGCCACCGGGAGCAGCTACAGCCTCCAAGCGGACGGCTGGACGACGCTGTCGGACCTGTCCGGGTCTGATGAGCCGGTGTTCCCGGAGTCGTTCCACGACATCCTGGCATGGTTCGTGATTTCGGAAGAACTGCTCAAGAAGGAAAAGGCGGGCCTCGCCAAGCAGTATCAGGACCGCGCCGAGCAGTTGCTGGCGGACCTGCGGTTCCATCTGGCCGATTCCCCGATGGCGCTGACCCGGCAGGGGAGTGCGTCGACGGTGGGGGCGAGTGGCGGCGGCAGCGGCAGCGGGAACACGGGCGGCACGTCCTACACACAGAGCGGCCTGCTGACGTTCGACCGTGGCGCGGGCGTCGCGCCGTTCGCCGTCGCACAGGCGGATGCGCCCTACGTGGCGAACCTCGGGGCCGAGTTTCTGGGCAACATCACGACCGATCGGTTGATCGGCCGGGACACGGCCGGCACGGGCGAGACGGAGCAGCTCACGGTCGGCGGCGGCCTGGAGTTTACCGGCAGCGGCGGGATTCAGCGGTCAGCCCTGACCGGAGACGTAACGGCCAGCGCCGGCAGCGGGACGACGACCATCGCAAACGATGCCGTGACCTACGCGAAGATGCAGAACGTCTCCGCGACGGACAAGCTGCTGGGACGGTCCACGGCTGGCGCGGGTGATGTCGAGGAGATTACCTGCACGGCCGCCGGCCGGGCGCTGTTGGATGATGCGGCGGCGAGTAATCAGCGCACGACGCTCGGCCTCGCGCCTGGCACGGGGCTGGTGACGGACGGGTCCACGCTAAACGCCATCGTGGGGTGGGGCCTGTCGGCGTCGGTGGCCGGGAACGCCTTGACCGTGGCGCTGGTGTCCAACAGCGGCGGCACCCCGAGCGCGACGGACCCCGTGGATCTCTGGTTCCGCAATGTCACGGCCGCCACGGGCACGCCGACCAAAGTGCAGGTTACGGCCGCCGCCACCGTGGTCGTGCCAGATACCGCCACGCTGGGCACGTCCAATAACGTTGCCTTCCGGGCCTGGATTGTCGCGTTCAACGATGCCGGGACGGTACGCCTCGGCATCATCAACTGCGCGAACAGCACGAGCCTCTACCCGTTGGGGGCGTGGGGCATCGCATCGTCCACGACTATCGGCACGGGCGCGGATTCCGCGCAGGTGTTCTACACCGACACCGGGGTGACCTCGAAAGCCTACGTCGTGCTCGGGTATGTCACCTACGAGAGTGGGCTGGCGACGGCGGGCACGTATGCCAGTGCGCCGACGCGGGCGCAGGTCTACACGGCGGATGTGCCGCTACCGGGACGGCCCATCCAGACCGTCATGGGCACGCACAGCACGGAAGCGAACAGTTCGTCCAGCGCCTACGCGGATTCCGGCTTGACGGCGAGCATCACGCCGACCAGTGCGGCGAACCGCGTCAAGGTGGACGTGCATCAGAACGGCTGCGGGAAGGTTAACGACACGGGGCTCAATCTGAAGCTTGTGCGGGCCTCGACGGACCTTGCGGTGCTCTCGGTGCAGGGGGGCAATACCAGCACGGCGGCGCGCAACTACTTCGGCGCGGTCAGTGCGTCGTACCTCGACGCCCCGGCCACGTCCTCCGCCGTGGCCTACAAAACGCAGTACGCCAGCGCCGGAAACATCGCGACGGCCAGCGTGCAACTGAGCAGCGCGGTCAGCACGATCGTGCTGACGGAGCTAATGGCGTAATGCCCGACCTCGCCATCACAAGCCTTCGTGGCGGCATGAACAACAGCGATCCGGCGATTGCCATCCCGGACGATCAGGCCGTGCTCGCGCGCAATGTCGAATGGTTCACGTCCATGCTGGCCGAGCGCCGCAAGGGCACGAGCGCCGTGACCCTCCCGGCGTTCCTGTCCGGGAAGGACCGGATCACGTTCGCCCATCGGCATCTGCCAACGGCGGATGAGACGGCGTCCGAGCTGTGGCTGCTGGGTGTGACGGGCACCAGCACGGCGGCGCTCGGTCGCAAGACGTCGACCTGGCAGGCGGAAGTCACGATCAGCGACACGCCGAACCTGTCCGGGTTGGCGCAGTATCGCTGGGCGGCGGTGACGCTGCACGGGAAGCTGTTTTTTGCCTACGACAGCAACGTGGACCGGCTGCATGTGTGGGACGGCACGTCCATGCGGCGGGTGGGGCTGGCGGAACCGTCCGCGCCCACCACGGCGAACACGGGCGTCGGCACCCTGTCGGGCACGCGCTACTACCGGGTCCGCTACACGGTCCAAGTCGGCGGGACCACCGTCCTCCGCAGTGAGCCGTCCGACAGCACGGGCATTACGCCGAGTGGGTCGGGGGCGTCCGTGCGCGTCACGAAGCCCGCGTCCATCAGCGAGGGCGAAACGCACTGGGAGTTGGAAGCCAGCACGGACGACGTCAACTTCTACCGGATCGCCACAACGGTCGTCGGCACCGCCACCTATGACGACTCGACGGCCTACACGACGGGCTATACCGCGTTCACGTTGTCCGAGGATAGCGGCGACTACGCGCTGATTCCCTCCGCGAAGTATCTGACGACGGACGAGGACCGGCTGCTGTGGGCGGGTTCGTGGGAGGACGCGGACTTCGCCTCGCGCGTGGGCTGGACGCCGGTCTTCGGGGCGGACGGGGTGGGCAACGATGAGCGGTTCGAGACGGACACCGACCCGTTCCTCGATCTCGACACCTACGAGGGCGGTCCCATCACGGGGATGAGCGCCCCGGCCCTCGGCGCGATCTGGGTGTTCAAGACGAGCGCGGTCTACAAGCTGATCCGCACCGGCAAGCGGCAGGCCGCCTACGCGGCGATCAAGTTCTCGAACACGCTCGGCGCGGTGCCGGGGTCCGTGGTGAACGGCGTCGACGCGGCGGGCTCGCCGGCCGTCTACTTCATCGACCCGGACGCGGGGCCGTGTCGGATCGGCGTCGGCGGGATCAAGCGGTGCGGCGATGACCTGCGGGTGACGTGGGAGACGCTGAACGTCGACGCCACGAAAGTCGTCTGCACGGGGCTGTATTACCCCTACAAGCGACAGGTGCAGTGGGCGTTGTCAGTGAGCGGCGGGAACACGCCGACAACCATGATCGTGCTGCACACGGGCTTGGCGCGGGACTTCGCGGACGGCG